CAACGGGCGAACGTCCCTTGACCTGTCCGCTTCCCTCGCCTTGGCCCTCGCCTTGGCCTTGTCCCTCGCCGTCACCGGGCACGGGGTTCCCCGCACCCGAACCGCAATGCCCGGAGCAACACCGGCCTTGGCCTTGACCGCCCTTACCTGTCTGCTTATCGGCCTGAAGCAAACCGTAGTATGCCTCTGCCGTCCACCCGTCCTTGTACCCCTTGACTTTCGGATAGCAGGCACCTTCCGGCAGGGTCATCCCCATCTCAGCCAGGTCGTCGTTTATCTCCATGTCAGCGGCGACATTCCAGTCGGCGAATTCTCCGTCCGTTGTGGCGATTTTCTTCGCCCGCGCATGGTGGTCACGGAGCGGATGCGAAACTTCGTGGAGCAGAGTAGCGGCGAGTTCCTGCACTGTGAACTGGTCTATTGCGTCGGGATGCCAACGCAATATCATGGTTTCGGATACCGCCACCGTCGGTTGCCCATTCACAATCGTTGTCGAATCCTCGATTGGAATCAGGCCATACAGCCCGCGTTGCAGAAACTTCGCCGCTTTGCCCGCCAGTATCCTAGCGGCTGCCAACTTCTGATTCGGCGTTATTTTGAACATGACATTCCTCCACGGCTTTGTGCAGACGCACACAGCCCGCGTTCAGGGCCTGATCTTCGATTGCTTCGCCGAGAGCACCGAGCCAGGTCATGCCGCGACCTTGCCCGATATCTCCGTTGTTCGAAACGTACACGACCCACTGTTGGGAGATTCTATGCGCTCGAATGATCATGTTCATTCTCCTTCTGCTGCTTGCGCAGCGATTGCCGCGTGAATAACCTTGGCCTCGATTTTCTGCACACGTTCGCGGAGTTTATCCAACTGCACTCCGAGTGCAATTTCGTACTCCGCGATTTTGGACTGTACTGCCCGACAGTCATTCTGGCGACTGCGCAACGCCCGTTCGCCCAGGTCGCCCGATTCCAATTGCCGATTGATAGCGCGGAGTACGTTCTCGGATTCGTCAATCAACGCTGTAGTCACAGCAGCCAAAGCACTCTGCGACGACATGGCCGGAATCTCCAGAATAGTGTGCGCCGTACTGGCCTGCACGACTGCTGCGATACGTTGCCAGCGCGATAGCGCAAACTCGGGAACGTAGTACACACCGCCCGTATCTTTCAAGCGCACGCCGCGCAGCGCCTCTACCTGATCTACTAGCCAGCCGCCGAATGCAACCCCGGACATTGTAGAAAGGTCCAGGAGGTATTCGTTTCGGAGATTCTCTGCCTCAGGATGGTGGGCTGGCTCGATTACCAAATCATCATTAGCACCGAGGTACACACGGAGACGTTTGGTGTAACTCGTGTCCGCCGCATCGTCGGATACCGATTCCTCGGTCAGCACGTAGTCGCCACGATTCTCCAGCGGGCGGGCCAGAAGCCGCGTGCCCTCTAGCGTACGCAGGGCCGACCGAAGCGCCGCCCTCGGACTGGTCGGTTGCGGCAAGGCGTCCGGGTCCAGGCCCGCATCGAGCCACGCTTGAGTCAGCGCGGACAGGTTCACGCGGCCCGACAATCGCCAGAACGTTATTCCGCCGATGCCGCGTGCCCCCGCCAAATCCGGAACCGCAATCACAGTAGTCGTTGCCATGTTCGATTCTCCTTCTGCCTCGGTATACAGCCCGAGGCGCGCCGTTCAACCCTGGCTCATCAGGCACGGTAGGGTTAGGTTCCGTGCTACACGGGGCCAATTATACGGCCCCGCGTTTCGCCTAGTTACTCCGCAACACGCCGGAGCATGTTGTGACGAAACACACCGACCACTCGGTTGGTTCCCGAGACACTGACAATCACGCGGCCCGACTCCGTGATTTTCTGGACCTGCAACTTGCCCAGTTCCTCGTCGGTCATGTACTCCGCGTACGCGGGGCGGACCTTGTTTCCAAGTTCGATAGCGTCGCCAGCAACGAACTTTGAACGCTGCACACCCTTGCTCCCGCCGCCACTACCTGAACCACGATTGAAACGTTCCGGCGCATAGCCCGACTCCTGCAACCTGGCGAGAATGTCGTTCGCCGAATCCAATTGCACAACTGCATCTGCCAAATTAGTGGCGAGTGTAGAAATCGCTACTGCCGTTTCATCAGACTGCCCTTCCGTCGGCAGTAGCGCCGACTTTTTCGCGCTCGTACGCAGGACGCGCAAACCATAAGTGACACGCTGAAACAGCCGCGCAATCGGCGGTTTTGCCACCCGTGCCTTTTTGGTGACGTCAGGCGTCACCTCAGCCTCGACTACCTTTGGTGCCGCCACAACAGCGGGCTTGGTAACCCGTGCGGGAAGCGGGGCGCTCTTGGGAGCAACGATTGGGGATTTCTGCGTAGCGATCTGGGCCATGTGAATTCTCCTTGTCAGACGTTTCTAAACCCTGCCATCATCAGGATGCGGTTGGGTTCTATACCCGCATCGACCCGCGCTAGTCAAGTTCTATATCGCGGGTTTCGGCATTCACTCGTCAGACGGGACGTATTTGCGACTGGCAACATCCGCCAAATCGCGCGCCGTATCCGCGTCTAACATCCCCTCCTCATAGGCCAACATAACCATGTTGGCCGCGTCTACCAGCAGCCGCGCACATGCCCGTTCCTCCTCACTGGACAGTGGTTCGTCACCCTCTTCGTACCCATCTACTTTCTGCTTGTATGCTTCCAAGCATTCCTTGAAATCCAGGCTTGTATTATAGAACCGGCAGTAGCTCATGTTCATGGTGTTTGTCCTTTGTCAATTGTCAATCCGCCCAAACCTCAGTAGCCCCAGCTTCCACCGCAATACGTTTCGCCCGTTTCAAGGCGACGGAAAACCGAGCAGTAATAAAAAGCGCCGTCTCTCCATCGCTAGAGACGAAACCGAATCGCGGATCCGCTGACACACCAACCACGACGAACTTCCATGTCCCGAACCCGCGATGTTTAGCTGAAAACCGGACGCGCATAACACGTCCTCCTTCCTCCCTAGTTCAACTGTGTGAAAATCTCCTTCGCCCGCTCCTGGTAGAATGGGCCAAGAGCCTCAAACTCCAGGCGACCAATGATGTTCGCGATGTCAATCGGCAGCTGCTCTCGGTCGCGCCGTGGCATCGTATTCCACCAGTCTGCCGTTTCCGCCGTATACGTGAGAGTCATAGCCACACTCTTTTCTGGAATGGGTCCACCATTCCCCGCTGGCCCCAAGTAGGGCCAGAAGGCAACGCTAGGACTCCTCTATAGACTCGTCTAGGTCGCCCTGGTCGTAACCCGAGAGTACCCACGGGTTATATCGTGCGAGTTTCTGCGCTTCGCAGCGGTCACACACCTTGCACAATTCAATTCCTTGGGCGTCTTTTTCCCACCATGCATAGTCATAACCGTCGTTGCCATTGAGACAAGCGTGCGTAGCAATTCGAGTTTCGCTGAATTTCATGGTCATACCTTCCTTCATGCCGCTTTCGGCAACCGGGCCTTCCTACTCATGTACGTCTCACTGGCATTATCCGGGCCGGTGTCCCGCTGCTGCCAGCTAGTCCACTTGTATCCATACCTATGGTCCTTGTACATTGACCGTCGGAATAACACGCCATCATCACGCTTAGCCCAATTGATGATGCCGCTGTAATCCATTGAGTATGTTTCGTATATGATGCGAGGAGCGAACTGTTCGTGTGTCATGGCTTATACCCACTTACGCTCGTGCGTATCCTTCCATCATTTCGTTAGCCATTGCATATTCAGGATGGAAAATCCCAATAGAGTAGGCCAGTGACTTCATGGCCCTCTTTCCAGCCCAATACATGTTTCCAGCCTCATACCACTTAGCTGCTTCCAGCCAGGTCATACGGGCCGAACTATCCATCACAGCGCCCTTGCCCAAGTGATTTTTAGCGATTGTCAGAATCTTGAAGATTGTCATGGCCGTTCTCTTTTCCCGAGCTATTCGCTCGGCAGGAGGCACCGTATGCCCCCTGCCGAACGGGCCACGAAGTAGCGTGGCCCGCTCCTACGGAATGTATTTCGGGAGACGTGGTGGTGTGCGGGGGAATACTGGGGGTACGTGCCCCCTCATCTCAGCAGCCAGTCCAACGCGATTGGTTTCGCTCGTGTCCCTATCCGGTTCTTGAGTTCGTGCCGTCTTCGGAAGCGCTTCCCCTTATTTCGCGGGGACCTGGGAGGGATATCCTCTTAGGGTCTAGGGCCTGAGACTTGCGGAGTTTCGTGCTCCCGCCTAGCTTGCCCCACCCGATTCCGTTCGGCCTAGTTTTCAGTGACCTTGGGAGCCCACCCTTTTCCACCCTCTCCGACCCCTTCTCCCTTCCTACGAGAATCATCATAATTGTAATAATAAAAGTGGCAAGTACATTTTTCGCGCCCAAACGTACACGCCTAAAACCCTAATAGTTTCGAGCACTTACACGTGCGACACGCTGGGCGCTTTCCGAAAACGCTAAATTTTGGTGCCACCGCCTAAAGAGTTTCCCAAGGGGAATCTCCCGGAAAGGCTTCGCCCATGCCCTCGATCCACGGAAACCAAAAACACGGGATGTCTCAAACCGCCGAATACGCGATCTGGTCGAGTATGAATTCCCGTTGCCATAATCCAAAAAGCACGAACTTCAAAAATTACGGAAAGCGCGGTATTACCGTCTATACGCCTTGGCGAAAATCATTGGCGCAATTCCTCCGCGATATAGGCCCGCGCCCTAGCGAATTTCACTCTCTTGATCGCATCGACAATAACGGGCCGTACTCACCGGAGAATTGCCGTTGGGCTACTCGAAAAGAGCAGCAGCGCAATAGGCGGAACTCAGTGCTTGTCACGATACAAGGTCAAACTCTGCCACTACTCGACTGGGCAGAAAAACTCGGGTTCACAGGTCCCGAACTTACGCTCCATATAAAACGCGGAACACCCGACGAAATCATACTCGCAGGCATTAAACCACCGCGTATGAAACGCGGGCGCAAGCCTACGAAATAAAGTCGGCCTGGTCGGGCATCGGCCAGCAGAACGGGGTCGCGCGAAGAACGCCGGGGTCCCAACCGCCTTTGGCGTCCCAACGAGTAAGCGGACTCAAATCCTCGTGGGTCAAAATCCTAATTGGACTGCGTTTCCAACGTTCGGAAATATCATCTGCGAGATTGGAAATGCCAATTCGTTGCTGCTCTGTAAACAAAAAGCCGTTTGGCCCGCGTACTTGTAACGGAATCATCTCGACGGCGATTGTTACTGCATTTGGACGGCCATCGAGAATGGCCGCTGGATTGGTCAACGGGAATTTTGCATCCCACATTTTGAGTGCATTGGCGTTTTGTTTATCTCGCCAAGAATGATCCCAGTATAACTCATGCTCTAAATCGGTAATTTTACAATGCCAGGCCATCTCAGACTCTTTTGCAATCTGATACAGCCCACCGTTCGTATCGAGAACATAGTGCGGGAAGTTCCGGCCTAGTGTTTGATAATCGGCCAGAACCCAATCGAGCGGAGTAACGCCTAGCTTTTTGGCCGCTACATAAATCCCTCGGCCCGTCGTATGAACAACCAAGGCTTGCGGTGTAAGCATACGGCTTCCCGTTACATCCCGCATCGCAGGAACAGGCGTAGCCAATGGCGAAAGTACATCAATCATGTGGCACCATTGAGAGTTCGTCGGCCCCATTCGGCCAAGCAAACTGCGTCTGACCGCCCGTCTTTGATTCCTCCGCGTGCCCCCATCAGGTTCATCGACGGGTACAAACGTGAAGCAACTTGATAGCTGGCGTTCTTGTCCTTTAGACCGAAGCCTGCGAGTACAAGTTTCTTCCAGGCTTGCGGAGTAACTAGCTGATACGGAATTCCTAGGCCAACAAATAGTCCACGCCATAGCCCGTATCCTTCGCCCATTGAGAACATCGAAGTCACGCCTTGTCCGGGCATGGCATGAACCTGCTCAAGAACGGCAACTAGACCCCCGTGGCCTTCCGCGAACGCTTGATAGCTGGTCAGATAACGCAGCATCTCAGGCTCATCGTAGGCGCGTTTCCCTTTGCCAGGCGAAAGCATCGGCGTGTCGATGACTTCATTGTTGGAATCGGACAACAGGGCAACAGCCCCATCTTTCCCCGGGTCGATTCCAAGAATTACCATGTCGTATTTAAGACATGGTTATCGGCCGAGTCAAGTTTTTGGCGCGGGTTCAGTCGGGGCTGCTCGGAAAACTTTTTGCATGTTCGCGAACAACGCGATCAAAACCGCGATCCACTTCGTTGCTTTGTCGCCGAGAACACCGATGTTGGCAATATCCCCGAGAAGGCCAGTCCCGACCATAAGTACAATCATGACTATGTTAACGATCCTGTTATTTATCATCGGAAAATGGCCTCCTACTTTCCTTTATGCCGTAGCGTATACAGCTACTGTCGCAGTTGACGCAACGTTGCGAAACCAAATCTTTTGGGCGCCTGGAATATAAAGCGCCGCTCCACGGCCACCTTCAGCCAGGAAAATATTGTCATTAACACCATCAAACGATACTGCGGTTATAGCAGTAGCTCCACCAGTTAGCTGTGTTGTAATAGCCAGATTTCGTACTTTGAAAATCGGGTCCACATTATAATTAATATCCGGTGAAGCAGTATAAGTAGGAGTTGCTACAGCGACCGTTAAAACTTTTGAAATTGCCATTTTGAATACTTTATCCTCCCGGGCTATTCATTCAACATCGGGCAGTTCGATACGACAGTTTAGTTCGTCAACAATCTTCGCGCAATGAATCGTCATACTCCGCAAAAGTTTTCGCGTCTTTGCATACTGGGCCTTAAGGCCATTTTCTAAATCTCTTTGGTAGGCTGGTCCACCACCGGCAACGGTATTCTCAGCGTGTAAGTGAATTATAGCATCGGCTCCATGCGCACGAGTCTGATACCAGACACCACCGACTGAAACTACACCACCCGCAAGAACTGCGATAAGGCTGATAGTAAAGCCAAGTGGGAATGTGAGACGCGCAACGGAAACGGGACGATTTAAATCCTCGTTGCCCATGGTCACGATCCCCCGAGAATAAATTCTAGCGTAGCTGTACCTGAAAGCCGAATCAATGTGATTGCCGCACCGTCGAGAATCAGCCAGCGAGCAACCGTAACGAGTTGGGCCGAACCTGCGGGCGTCGTCAATTCTACAATCAATGCCCCCGAAAGAACCCTCAGGGCCAAGTAACTGGCAGTCGTAATAGTACCAAACGGCAAAACTGTATTGATAGCCGAAACCAAAGACAAGTAGCCGTCCATATGCTCATCGACTACCTGGCCCGTACCCAAGTTCAACGTCTTGACGAGCGAAGGCCCGCCGTTCGTCGAATCGGAAATGGGTGTCGCCGGATTTACGGAAATTACCCCGATTTGGTCAATGCGTGCGGGCATGGTGGGGCTTATCCTAGCATTGAATCGAAGTTGACTACCGCAGGTTCTTCCTCAGCCCTCTCCTGCTTCGGAGCCTGACCAGCAATCCAAACAGACTTGGAACGCCTGTCGTCTACCTCGATGAAGGTCACGGCGTTCTGCTCCGAACAAGCGTTCAACCATGCCAACCGTGGAATGGTGAACTCAATCAAGCGCCCGCTTTCGTGGAAGCCTTCAACCGCGACGAACTCCGGTGTTCTCGTTGGATCAATCGCATCGTGAATCGGCGTGGCCCGTAGGCCGATGACACGGCCGGTAATACCTTCCATGTTCCTTGGTGAATCGAATACCGGGAATGTAATTACCAATGGCTTCGGCATTCAGAACCTCTTTAGAAAGATGGAAACATACCAGGTTGGAATACACTTTGTGGAAGCGCAGCGAAAGCAAAATCATCGAATATCTCATGCCGCCACAGAATCAACGGATCTGCGTACCATCTTGAAATTTCAGCCCGGCCCAGAGTCCGACTCCAAACAGCAGCAGAAAGAACCTGGATATCAAAATTCGGTGTTCCCAGTATATTCAAAGTTGCAGTTGAGTTTGCTATAGCGGTATTACTTACCGCAGAGTTTACAACTATACGAGCACCATTTTTGTATAAATGTAAACTAGAGTTAGCCTGTTCATATACCATACCAATCATGTGCATATACGTTGTATCTTGAATACTGGCGAACGATACTTCATGAGCTGCCGCGCTAAAAAAACGTGCATCATAACCATTTTGATTCGGGTCTACTGCGGATGTTGAGTTCAAACTCCAACCAGAAGTGACTCCATCACCACAACTAATTACAACTGCCGAGTTATTCTGGAGTGTTTTGCCTTTCAAAACAGCTAGAACAGTAATTGCTCGGTTCGTATTATAACGACTGAGGATATTAGGGAAGCTGATGTAATCTGATGTTGTTCCGCTATCAATAGCAGGACCACCACTGATTTTTACATAGTCGGCTGCATCCACAGTACCACTCCAAAGAGCCCTTGTACCACCAGCATCGTCCTTGGAAATATCTTCATCAGTTCCAGTAGTTTCGGCATAGCCGCCGTAGAAACCCGTACGGCAGGCGAATATCAGGCCCGTGGATAACGGCTCGCCACGACTGAGCCTAATCGTACTGTAATCGGGTACGAACCAGGACATTAGAACACATTCTCCGTTCGGTAGTATCGGTATGTCAAGTCGGAAACAGTCCAAGCCCCGTTGGTTGTATTCCGCAACCCGATACCCCAGTTATTGCCTAGTGGTCCCAAAGCCCGCGTGTCATATGTTTTGCGCAGAACTTCACTTGGAGTAATCACAGTAATAACCCCCAAAGGCGCCGCACATCTAATAGTTAGATTTACTTCGACACCCGCCCAGCTATCATCACCAATCGGCGTACCCGCGCCATTATGCCGGAGTAAAAATGCTTCCGCTACGCTACCAATGCCGGCCGATGCCGGGGCAGTAAAACCGAACCATACTAATGCTGCTGGTCGATCATTGGTATTAACTTGTTCAATACTGCCACGTCCATTGGTATTGATCGGCATAGTCATCGCAATAGTAACAAGCGAATCGAAAATAACTTCTGTATGAAAGAACGTCGCCACTATACAACCTCGGTATAGTAGTACTTATACGTCATCCCGAATCCAGTTGTAATAGTTCCACCAGAACTATTACGGATGCCAATACCCCAATTCGGTCCGACTGGCCCTAGTGTCCGTGTATCAAAAGTCTTACGTAAAGTTTCTGCCGTTCCGTTATTTAGCATCGACCCGAGCATCGGTGAAGAACGCAGAGTCAGAGTAGCTTCAACCCCTGCCCAACTATCGTCGCCAATCGGAGTACCCGCCCCGTTATGTCTCACCAAATAAACCTCGACAATCGCGCCAGTAGTCGCGGCTGCTTCAGTAAATGTGAACCACATAAGTAACGCGGGACGATTGTTAGTATTCGGTTGCGCAACACTCGCACGATATACACCAGTACCTGGTGGAGTAGTCCAGGTGATTGTTGTCAGCGTATCCATTTTCAACCGCGTAATAGCCATACTGGTCTCCCGTCAAGAAACATCGGTGTAATAGTATTTGTACGTCATACCGAAAGCTGTATTCATGGTAGACGCCGTATTGTACGAATTGCGAATACCGATACCCCAATTCGGACCTAATGGCCCAAGAACTCTCGTATCGAATGTTCTTCGCACAGTTGCAGTTGCGCTATTAACACACGGCATAGCACCCAGCATTGGTGACGTACGAAGCGTTAAATTTGCTTCAGTACCGGCCCAGAGATCATCACCAATCGGAGTACCCGCTCCATTGTGGCGTAGCAAGTAATATTCGGCGACAGCCCCGAGTGCCGCACCCGTCAAAGTCGCCGTCACAAATAATAGGCAGGACGGACGTTCATTCGTATTGGGCTGAGTAACACTCCCACGGAAGATGTTACCTGCGGGTATGGTGGTCCATGTAATTGTAACCAATGAATCAAACAATATAATAACGGACTTTGCCATTTACCCACGCCGTTTTAAAGCGGTACTCACATCATCAACCGTAACTGTACTAGGCCCGTGTGGAACGCCAACGTTCAATTCATCCCATCTCGATGCGGATAACTCCCCGAATATCCGGATCGTATCTCCCGCTTCTGGATTGATCGGTAGCGGCTCCGAGATAATCAAAGATGCGGTTTCAACACGTACGATTGGACGACGCAAGCCCCGAAGCGCTTCGGTCAGTGTATCTTTGGTAAACCGGAAAGAAAAATTGAATATCTGTTGCCCGCGTAAAACTCCATCTACGAAGTCTTTTGCTATTGCTAATGGCAGATTAACGCGCCCGAATATAACCGACAATTCATTCGGTACATACGAGCCCGATGTTGAGCCTGCTTCAAGCACAATACGTTTCCGCCCAAGCGTTGAGTGAAGCCGGTAATACGGCATCGTCAATAGCTTGTGAACATCTTCGTAGCTATTTCCTATGTAACGCAGACCTTCCGGGTCCTGCTCAACTTCGCGCTTGATTAGATTGTAGATAGTAATAAGCACCGCGTTGTCATAATCGACTAACAATGGCGCATAAGCACCTTCTAATACTGGCCATCCGAAGCCTTCTAGAATAGCTTTGATCTGCTGCAAATACTCGGGCATCCCCCCGATATTATCCGGGAGAAAGCGGCAGACCCGTGGTTTTCTAGGAGGCATTTTAAAAGGTCAGGAAAAATCCAGGAATCGACAACGGTGCTATACCGCCGAAAATAAACTCATCATAGTTTTCTTCCCGCCAAAGTATAAGCGGGTCAGTTGTAATTCGTTGGATTTCCGGCACGGATAACGGCCTATTCCAAACTGCCGCCATCAACATTTGCATATCCCAATGTGGGTCACCCATCAAGTCCAGCGTAAAAGTCGAAGCTGGGTTTACTATCGAACTAGAGCTAGTCGCCACAGAAGCAATCCGCACACCATCTTTCCATCCAGTAAGCGACGGTATGTTCGGGTCGAATACCATTGCCATCATATGCGCTCTAACTAGGTCCTGACTACCGGCTGCTGCGGAAACCTCCGAAACGGCACCATTGTTGATCTGAAAATGCCAGGCGTTCTGATTCGGGTCAGACCCAGAGTTTGCGGCCATGCCGTAACCAGAAGCCGGCGTTGTACCATTCTGATTAGCGACGCACACAGCTTCGTTGTTTATATTCACCTTCAAACGACAGAACGCTACGCAGGACATTCCGCGAGTAATAACGTAACGCCCGTCACTATTGGAGTAATTCATCTCGTCAGGTGTAGTACCCGCGTCGAAACAAGGCCCACCATCCATTACTGTGTAGCTACCTGCAATAGAAGATGACGACCATTGGCCCAACTGTCCCCGGACAGACTCTACTCCGGCATCTTGCGGTATACCTCCAGTAGCCCGAAAACCTTTAGACCAGCCGCATCTAGTTGCGAACGTCAATCCGTTCACCAAAGGGTCATCACGATTGAGTCTCGGCGCTTCATAGGTATTATCGAACCAAGCCACTTATACGGTCTCCGTGAAGTAATACCGATACGTAAGACCCAACGTAGTAATAGCGCTACCAACACCTAACGAGTTACGCAATCCAATACCCCATGAGTTACCCAATGGCCCCAAAGTACGTGTATCAATAGTACGTCTAAGCGTTCCCGTTGCGGCTATCGCGGGAATCGTTCCGAGCATAGAAGAAGCCTGAAGTGTCAGAGTAGCCGCAACTCCGGCCCAGCTATCGTCGCCAATCGGTGTAGCAGCATCGTTATGACGAAGTAAGTAAAACTCCAGAATTGAACCAACGGCTGCTCCGGTAATCGTTGCGTTAACCCACAATAATGCTGCTGGTCGTCTATTCGTATTCGTCTGAACACCATAGGCATTGTAAACGCCGTTGGCTGGTAATGCAGCAGTTGTAATCGTTGTTGGTGCTGTAGGAGGTAGCGGATCAAGAGTTACGCGGGAAGAAGCCATAAAAATCTCCTTTATGAACGAGCAGCTTCTACATCGGAAGCAATTATTTCTGGTGGAGCATGCGGGATACAGACTTTCAGAACTGCCCACCTCGATGGCTGCTCCATATAATGCCCAATCCGAATGCGGTCGCCCGAAACGGGGGCAGCAGGAAGCGGCTCAGAAACAACTAGGGCATTATCATCGACACGTGCAATAGGTCGCCGCAAACCGCGTAGCGCTACAGTCGTAGTCGTGTTTGTAAATCTCAAAGTATAATGATGCGCTGGATCGTTAATATCGAGTGCACTACGAAATTTCGCAATATCGGCAGTCAATAATACAATCCTGCCCCATGTCGTATCGCGTGGCCCGGCCAAGTAAGCACCAGGAATCGACCCGGCTTGAACTTCTATCGCCCCACGTCTTACTCCGCTATGCAATCGGTAATATGGGGCATTCAATAGGTCTGCAACTTCCTGGTCAGACTTTCCAGCATACCCTAGTGACTCCGGGTCGTTTGTAATTTCTGATGCCAGAATAGCTTTGATGTATTCGCAAATGGCGCTTTCTATATCAATCGAGGCGGGGATATTCATAACGTTCGGATCTCTCTGTATAGCCGCACCAAGAAATCCAAGACTAACCTCCATGCATTGACGATAACGCTGTTCTTCTGGCGTCTCGCCCGCCGGGGCGGGCTCTAGCCTTGTTCGAGAAATTGCCGACATTTAAAGCACCTTTTCTTTACGCGAATGGTCCCGCAATAGCTACGGCTTGCCACGTTGTTACACCATCCGGATTCCATTCAAACCCGATCTTCATAGTCTGACTAGTGGCCATGTTATTCCACAAGTCATCGAGTTGCGTAACAGTAATTCCCGTTGTACCCGCCTGTGCAACGGCAAATTGATACCCACCCGCGCCGCCAGCAAAAGAGAGCGTAACCGTAGCGCCGCCCTTAGTAATATTATATGTAATCTTGCGCCCACGCTTTGAAGATGATGGAGCAGGTGACGGTGCAGGAATAACCGTATTGACGGGTAACGATGCGATAGTGAAGTAATTGAAATTATCCGTATCGAAATCTGTTGCGATTGGTGCAGAACTCAGATTTTTATTATTCCCGTTCTCCAGAATAATATTCTGACCGGATACAGTACGTAGTGGACTTACGATAGAAACGGAGCCATAGACTCCTGCAACCGAGAACACGCCTTGGTGTGCATGATCTTCATGCGCGAATTTCAGACTGCTTCCTAAACTCGAAACTGATCCTGTAACAGGAAGAACTACTGTTGGCGCAAGAACCGTATGCTGGTGGTCTAAGCGAGCCGCGAATGTACTCGTTCCCGCTGATACCGTATCGGGGAGATCAATCTGTGTAATCGGACCAGTGGCGGTAGTAAGAACGGCAACAATTACGTCACCATATAAACCGTTTACTGAGTGAACCCCAACATGCGCATGATCTTCCCTAGCAACTACTAAACTAGTCCCGAGAAACGGAGTTGCTTGAACGTCTGAAACTACTGTTGGGGAAAGAAGGGCATGCTGGTGATCAATCTGCGCAACACCCACTGTGGACCCGCCAATTTGCGCATCTCCGATATCGATCTGACTAACCGAAGTAGCGGGACCATATCCGGGCCAAGTAGATGGCGCTAGGGCAAACGTACAAAGCAAATCTAGCCAACGATTTATCATCGTTGACCAGCCACCCAATACGTTAATTATACTTATCGTATCTTCAAGCGACTCGAACATACCCAACTTGCGAAGTTGCCTAGATGGCGCGGGATATAATCCTGGAATTACTGGACCACATACACGAGCAAGTTCGGTTGATATGCGAGTCTCAGTTGGTGTATTGATATTGACAATACACTGAATCATATACGTGCCGTCTAAGTGAACCGAACCTGAGTCAGAGTCTACTACCCACGAGTTTGCCGTAGCTCCCGTACCCAATGACCAGGGATTAGGACCCCCGCTAACAGGGACAGTGCTGTACTCCGGTCGTCCAATAATCTGCCATTGGAAACTAGTGACGCCAGTAATGTCCGTAAGATTCGCGACAACAACATCCCCGGATGCTAAATCTTCGCGTGCTCCGACTATGGGAGTCCCGGCATTTAGCGTCGTTGTTATTTGTACGTTTTCAAAAGCCATAGCTACCCCCGATTAAAAGATATTCGATAGACCAAGAGTTGGCCTGTGCATCTGAAAACCAAGTAACTTTGTGACAATGGTCGTATTCGCCGGTATTGGGTCAGGACTTACTGTTGGTCCGATCCTAATCCGGTAAGTCCCGGACATTGGTAAAAACGCGGGCTCTCTCCAAAAAAGTGAACCGGATGCGATAAACCTAAAATTGCCCGGAAAGTCGAGATTACTAGTTGGTGTACCTTCAATCATCCCAATCTCAATCGGCAGATCAACAACAGTTCCTGGCAAACCGAAAGTACTCACAATTAGGCTCATCCTACTCGTTGGCCCTACGGAAGCAGCAGGGGCGCAGTTTAGCGGAATCGTTGTTACAGTGCCGAGCGACTGCCCAGATATAAAATGCTGCGTGCTATCTCGGAAATACCCAAGTACTGGGAAGATCCAATTGTCACTTTGCCGCATAATCAATGGTTTATGAATAAACGCGCGGGAAGCAACCAAATACCCGATGCCAACATACAACGTCGATGACATGGGAATAACTCCCCGTGGCCCCATTAAATTAGCAGACGCATGGGACCCGAAAGGAACAGTCATCGAATACATGAAAACTAGCGGGCAACCGCTGTTTGTAATGTACGGAGCCCCGGAACCACCGCATGCATAAATGTAATATGGAGTGTCGAATAGAACCGCCGAGTTATCCACGAGCGGATTGTCGGAATCTTCCTCTGTGATAGTGAAAGGATTTTCTTGATCCCAAGTTATTACTTCACCACCGATTAATACTGAATGGCGGCCGGGAGGTACGAATGGTGGTGATGATGGCCCAGAAAATTCATCATTCTGCGTCGGCCAACTAATGTCCATATTCTCAACAATAGCTGTAATACCGGAGAACGGAGGAACAGTTTTTCTCCATGTTCTACGAGTAAAGAAACATTGATCTGAAGAAGTAACGAACGCGGGAACATAAATGTCAATAAGTGGCAATGCGCCTGAAGGAATAACAGCAGCAGGAGGTATCGGATCTGGTGTCGCGACACCCGTTGAATACTGAGGTACAGCAGTAGGATTGATCGTCTTATTCACCGTCGTTTGAACGACTGTACGGGAAACAGGGTTAGCCAAGATATTCCGCAGTTGCGGGTCTGTAGCTACCGATGCCGGAATGATATAAACCGTGTCGGTTCGATTATCCGAACCCGCAGCAGGTGGAATCGTGAATTGAATATCCGCCCAATTGATAACCCCGAGAGCGGCTTCAGCCGAAGATATCGGAGTTTGAAGCATTAACGCCTGACCCGCCGTCATAGCAAAAACCATACTGGAGCCATTTGTAGTGATATTGGGAACATCACTAACACTATTAAGTGCCGGGTTCGCTGGCGCTTCCGCTGTCAGAATATCATTCCGGGTAGCAGAACACTCCCAAGCATTCTTAAGGATGTTCTGAAACTCACGGTTGGCAAGGCTTTGAATACGGTTCACATCAGACGAAAGCGCCTGCTCGAACATATTTATAAGAACGGTAGAAAAATCAGACATTGGCAATATCCTTCTAGGAGTTAACTTCGCCGTAACGATGTAGGGCAACTTGGAAGGAAGTTGCCTGAACAATAATCTTCAGGGTTTCTGTATTCGGGAAAATCGGGCTTGCAACCAAGTTGGGGTCATCCGCTTCAACCATATCGTACGCGGTAATGGTGGTTGCCGGTACGACGGATATCTGTTGCCCAGCAACAGTATTCGCAGCAGTACCCGCATAACCAATAGTGTATACCGCTGCCGCCGATCCAGTACTACCATGCTCGGAATAAACTGCGACTTTTGCCCTTAGTGCTACCTGCGGCCAGGTATTGATAGGGACTGCAACATTAACAGTTGTTGACAATGTTCTGTATGGAATACCACTAGGAGCATCATTGAAGGCTATCAAAAAGTTATTCCCGCCCGCCGTGTAATTCCCGCCCGCAGCATGCACCCAACTGCCCACCCACTCGCAACCCTTATGAAAAGCCGTATTCTTGACACGGAAACCGCAACCAACGAACAATGCGCCCTTTCGTACTGACATTGTAGAACCGGATATCCTATCAGGGATACCAATAGGCGCACTCGGATAACAAGACTGATCACCAAGTGGCGGAACATTGCTGAACACGAGAACTACTGGACTTCCAAAACCATCAACGATTCCAGAAGTCTGCGGGTTAAAAATGCCACTGACGTTTTTATTATTACGCCCACCAACAAGATACATATAGTAGGCTATATCTTGGATTGCATTGAATCCAACAACCATCGGATTCTGCCCCGGCAAATCATCGGGAATACCGATACCACCATAACCGGACCAGTGAATATGCTGCCCGTCGATTACGATCTGATTAACTATATCTGGAGCGAAATTCGGTGGACCGGCATCCGCTGTTCCATCACGCGCTCCCGGTATACCAAAGTTATTGAAAATTTGTACCCCACGAATAATACCGTGGTAGTTCGCCATCGGCCCTTCAATACGTGTGAATAGTTGGCGCTGTACTAGAAAATCATCTGAGTCTGTTGCTCCTACTGGAACGTAAACCTCGAATAGAACCTGTTGATTCGCGGTTACTAAATTATACGAAGCAATGTTATTCGGACTCGGTGTTCCAGTAATAACCGTAACGATTGATACTGGATTAGAAGTCTTGAATTCCTGCTGTACTACAACCGTCCTAGTCATCGGGTCAACCAGGATATTCCGATTTACAGCATCCGTTAAAACAGACGAGGGCTCTGCGACTACTAGGTCAATCCTCGGACTTCCGCTAGGCGGGGCAAACACCAATGTCTGAGTTATTGTACTAAGCCGATTGACAAGGTTCCACGAGGAATCAGTATCGGGAGCCCCAATCGGACTCGTCATATACATTTGAGCGGGAGACGCTGTTAACCCACTATTATCGCCCGAAATAAGCATATCGAACGAACCAATAACCGGAGTAAGAATCGGAAGTATATCTGCACCCGGAACTGGCTCCGGTATGAAATCACAATTAGAAACCTGAAAAGTATTCGTATTGTAGTCGTAATTAGTACGAGTACGATTACCGTATAGGTCTTGTTCGTCGCGGTCATCTAGTGCTTGCATACGATTTAAATCGCCGCTAATAGCTTGCTCGAATGCGTAGAACGGTAGACGGCTATACGTAGGCATGAATTTACCCTTCTATACGAGAGAAACTTGAAGGACGCGCAAAGCCATAATGAGATTCGTATCCACTTGCGGTACGCCTATATCGGTGTAACCTTCAATTTTAGTTACCAAATAACGTCCACCAAATAAGTCTTTAATACGCTGCTCCGAAAATCGTTCGGTATCTTTACCAAAATACTGGGTCGTTGTCCCGACAAACGCATCCGAGAACGTAAACTTCAACTGATGCGACCAGGTAGGTCCCGTAGTGCTATTCGTAATACGCACATGCCCCACCCAGGACTCCCAGATATCCCAAGCAAACCCAGCAGGCGGAGCGGCTGTGAAGGCCAACTGCAAGCCTGCCAACGATCCAACTAACCGGAGCCCACTGGCATAGAATTCTTCGACGCCTGGCAATATGAAATCCCAATCCGAGCAAGCAGCTTTCTTCCGGTTTACTTCTTCAAGAATGGCATTCGTGCCGGGTAACAATGATGTACTCGCCAACGAGTCATAATAGAAATACACGTAATCATCCCAAAAAGCGGCATCCCAGAATCCACTTGATACAATGAAACTTGCAATATCCCCAGTCGGGCGAATCTGAAAGTAACACTTCTCCGCTGCTCCGAATGTAGAAATCAACTCATCCCAAGCAAACGGACCCGCGTACGCTGTATCTGTTACAAGATCATATTTAGTATCCAAGTATAGGCTATCAATAAAGCCCATACCCAAATCAGCTTTCAATGTCGGACTAGCCAAGTCATTGAATAGCTCGAACAGAAACATCTGCGGCAGATCGTTCTGCTGAGCTACGCCATTGATCGCTTCAAGAATCCCGACAGGGGAAACCGAATCCGGGATGCTGACGGCCCTAGCCCGAAAAGACGAGTCCGACTCGAACGGCTGACGCTTGATCGTACGCTCTGCTGCTGCCAGCGTAAGGTAATCGCTGGCTCCGCCGCGTGTCGGTGTCGAGGAAGAAATCACAACACCTTGCGGTGCTCGGCTGACTTTTCCTTCGCCTGTATAATCTCCGTTACCAACGCTGAGATTTAAACTGAATTTCTGATTGTCGATTATTGTAATCTGCCAAACGCCGTTGGCTGCTGTATTGCCTAGAACATCCTCGATATAAACAACTTCGCTATTGACGTACTGGTTTATTGTAGTTGTCGTAATAACTATCGGCGTTGCATTAGTCGCTCCACCAACAAGATACGACGGAGCAAAGCGAATAATCGGATCATCGACAGTATCGACAAGTTCAGTTTGACGAAATGTATTAACCGAGAACGAAAAATCGATACCTATACCCGGTACTGCAATAGTCTGCCCAAGCGTGTATAAAACATTGCGTGCATCTACAAACGTCAAACCCGCCGCTAACGTCGGCGTAGAAGGCAGCGGCAAACCTGGAACGGTCTGAGCCGCGCCCGTTGGAATGCTCGAACCCGGCCTACCCGGCGGTGCCGTGGAAAGAAGCCCAGTTTCACAAACATGATCTGAGGAATAGGACATCCGAGAACCGATCTCGGCTATCGCTTGAAGGATAGCGGCGGAATCCGGATCTTCGAGGAGCGGCGTTAGCCATCCTTCGTCGCAGGTTCTTTTCAGAACCTCAAGCATCTGTGCTGGTGTGAAAGCCATTATGGGAAAGGAATAAATGTAATCGTTACATCAACACCGGCAACCCGAATCATCTCGTCTACACCTGATGGAATTGCATCAATGCTCGGGAATATAAGTGACGTGTAATTTAGTATGAGTCCTGGAATTGTACGTCCCGCCGCAATAAGGGCTGAACGATATAGAGTTGCACCTGGCAAAAGAAACTGAGAAGTTGCTACTGTAATTGCGCGTAACTCGTCAGCTATATTTACCGGATCAAATCCCGACTCAATCTGTACTTCCCAAGTAACCCCAAGCTGGAATATCGTTACGCCCTCTACAACAACTTGCGTTCCTGCTGGCCGATATTCAACCATGATATCTCGAACAGCCTGAAGCATAAGCGACGAACTTCCACCTTGTTTGTCCGAGATAATCAGGCGAACGAAGCAACAACCACAAGCCTCCAGTGTCTCAAAAGCCTTCGCTACAGCGACGCCGGGTATCTGCCGTGCGCCGTATTCGATTGCCCCGAGTGTGCCCCGTCGAATAGTCGGGAAGAAAGCCAGGATGCGCGAGCGGAAATCCGGGTCAGTCTCTTGCTCAGTCCCGCCAGCAGCCGATCCGGGGTTCGTTACAGTCAACGTCGTATCAGCCGGTTGTTCGACAAACTGCTGAATACCTTCCCCGGTGGAACCCGCCGGGACGTTCCCGAAAATTCCAGCCTCAAGGGCGGTAGCTGGAACTTCTACGGTTAGCGTTAGTGCCCCGAATACAGCATCGGTGTTTGTCACAAACTGAACACCACCGGCTGTTTGAACACGAGAACCTGAAGGATATGTGAATGCCCCGAATGTGGCAGTCGGACGGGACAACGTAACATCAACCGTAGCTGGTGACGAAGGGAAACGAGTAATCTGGTAACGGTCAAAAGCTACACGATCGAGAGAATCCGTTTCAGCAGTTTGAACAAACAGCCCACGCATACACGCTGAAAACGCCGCCGATAACTCCTCACCCATCATCGACATAGCGCCCAATGCTATATTTACATCGGAACCATCTACATCAATAATCTTGGGGTTAATACGTAGATCGGGAGTAGTGACGATACTTCTTCGTCCTACTGCAAATAGACTTTTCCGATCTGGCAAATCAGCCATGTAAATAACCCTTTTCTTTAACTAACTAGCCTGCATGAATTGTTCAGTAATATCCAGGTTCAGGCCCGATAGTACGCGAACCTTTATCCGCACTTCAAGCACACCTTCAGGAATCAGAGACAGGTTTACCTCGGCATCAGAAACTTCCGGCTCTTGCCTCACTTGCCGAAGTATCTCCTGCCTGAACGGATTGAGCGTAGCAATCGCAGCAATCTCTTTATTTTTGATCCCAACCCCGTAGTTTGGCAGCCAAGCGAACGCGCCTGGCTGAGTAATGAGTCGCCGATAAATCCTCTTTCGCAGGGACGCTAGACCAAACTCCAGGGCCAAGTCCCCCGTGCTGTCAATCGTCCAGGCTCCCAAGGCAATGTCATTGCTGAAATCGGTAAAGCCGCGTGGCTGCCTCGGGGGCTGAGTTTGCTGAACACCGATGACACCGGGGAAATTTGCCGTGTATGGGAAGCCGAGTGAACCGCCGCCTCTCGACTTAATGTTGATTGGTCGAACGGTATATACAACACCGGAGACAACTGGTTTATCCGTATGGATATCAACGCCGACTTGGTTCGTTAATACACCGAGTGCGGGATTGACGACTAGATTGCCGTTTACATCGAGGGTCGGATTGAAAATCAGCTTTTTATTAACGCCAACACATTGAACCGTTGGAGTGAACCCAACAGTCGGCGGACCCATAAGCTGACCACTAAAAACAGTGAAAATATAATTCGACGGATTGCGTGCATCGTACTTTCCTGCCGGGCTATTGTGAAGCGGCTCATCGTCAAATACAACGCGAACAATATGGCTTGCAATAGCAAGAGCGCGGACAAGGTGTATAGGACCACCCCCACCGAATGGATCGCCTACGCTCTCCTGACCTACACCTTTTACTGTATTGAGCGCCATGTGTAAAAGCCTTGTTTATACTATTAGGTGATAGGCGCCGAACACGGCGGTCCTGTGATTACTGAATTCGTCCACGTATGAATAATACTTGCATGGGCATTAACGGCTACATCAATATCCGAAATCTTCGGAAACGCATTCCACTGACTCGTCAATGCCGTACCCAAAGTCGGCGCACCCGGCGTAGCAACAGTCGTGTTTACAAAAGCAAACGTCGTCCAGAAAGCCATGAACGCAGTCTGCATTCCGTTAGCTGTTACTGAAGCCGAGAAGCCTGCGAATGCTGTAACGAGAATATTTGCTAGACGTATTTCCGCCAAAGCAATCTGACCGCCTGCTGGCGGCGTTCCGCAGCCCCGAGCATCCGTAGCGTAGACCCCATACGCAGAAGCCCAGGCTTGCGATATGCCAGCAGTTGTCGTGACCGGGATGGTCGGAGCCCAAACCTTGGACTTCAACTCAGCCTGAAGCACGCTAAGCGATCTGGCCATTTTTACGCCAATTGTTGATAGCAACAGGGCGGGCGCAGCGACGTATCTAAATCATGCTTCGGGTAATGCAAATTGCTAAACCTGCGTTCAACTGCGAGTTTGGCTTCATCCAATGACGGGAACGGAATAAATTTAATGCCATCTACATACCAGGCACTCACTAGATACTGCTTCTCATCCCCCCGATAAAAAACTACACCCACACAATGCCCAGTCCCATCATACAGTCCGCAATAAAACTCGCCCGCGTTCAGATTTTTCCAATACATTTTTATCCCTTTTCAGGTCCCAAAGGTCGGAGGGGACTTCTGCCCGAAGATGAAGTCGCTCAGTTGGTTGTTAAGATTCTGAAGAAACCGATCAATCGCCTTCGTGAGTTGGTCACTCGGAAAAATCGGCCCAACAGGCGAGGGCCTGACATCCAATTTCAAAGCGTTCAGTAATAAAGTAATTTCTGACTTGTATACGTCACCAAGAACGTACGGAGATTTTGCACCCGAATCACCAAATTGAATCTTGTGCGCGTGTACTTCAATGGGCAGATTCTTGCCGCATTGAACAAGTAGCCTATCGTTTTTGAATACGGGCTTCTTGTCAGTACCGAGTGGAATCTTTACGCCTTGATTGTTCAGAATAGCAACAATCGTGGGCGGCTGCATAAACGTCCCATCCGGGAATACCACAAGAACTTCGTCGCCTGGTTGGATCGGGGCTTGAATATGTGCAGTAGACGCTGGACCTAGTTGCAATCTAGCGGTCAACGGAATGAGTAATGGCTGAAGAATTATATCAACCCAGATTCCATCGGGAGCGCAAACAATAGCACCTAAATCATTGAAATCGCATTCGCCATTATCGTTGGTTACACAAACAGTCGCATGCGAACACCAGTATCTCGGATCAATTCCAGCCTGTGAAATCGCCGCACCGATTTTCCGAAAGTCTATATTTCTCGAACGGGATGAAAGCGCCATGTTTATTTGCCTTGGCTCCGAAGAACCTTCTGATTCGGAGAAGGTTTGGCCTTCCCGGTCTTTACCCGGCGCTTATTATCGATCTTCTTGGCTAGGTCAGAATTGAAATTCGCGGGGATGTTCCGCGCTTCCAAGAAGTTTATTAGTTCGATATTGGCTGACCAGCCATCGTCGGCTGAAAAATTGTGCGTTACTTGGCGAACGTAGAATAAATCCGTCCGACGGGCTGCGCGTATCGAATCTGAAATCCGGCGAACCATTTCCTCTACTTGGGCTACTTGCGTTGCTGGACTAAGACTCGGACTAAAGCGTTGCTTTTGATCTAAGAAGAACTGCCGCAATTCAGTTGTACGCCGCTCGAATACTTCAGACAATGGCGACAGTGTAATATCCTCAAATTTAGAACCGCGTACTTGGTTAGCTACAACTAAACGAATAGGTGTACCGTGACGGATTTTTAGAATGTCCGGGTCGTCATTCGGTTGCTTCGGATTATTCGGCCCCATGAACGAAGCCATGTCGTCTGTCTCTATAGTAACAACCAATTCGTTACGCCCGATAGCATGATATAAAGCAACGGCAATTTGCTGTAATTGCTCCTTGCTACGTATACCATTAACGAAACGCCGTACTACTTCCTCGGATGCTCCACCACCTTTTGCTTGTCGATGCGTAGCACGTTTCGTATCTTCAGGCGGATACCGAACAACTATATTTCGTTCCTTCGGTGTGGCATCCGGGTTATACCCGAGAATTTCCAAAGTCGGAACCTTTACACGCCCGAGTTTGCGTGAGGTTTTAATCGACTTGATATTGCGTCCCCACACCATAAACCGAACTTCGCTTTGTATAGTGGCATTGCCCGTTGAATTTGTATTGGGCAATTCACGCAAGAACCCTTCGGGTGGAGGCTGGGGCGGATTGATTTTAAAACCCTGATCTACAGTCCCGTAAATCGTATGTGGCGGGCGCAGGAGTAGGAAGTCACTCTCGGTTTGCCCTGGTCCTTGGCCTGCCTCAAGATTTAATGATTGAACTTCTATCCCGCGCAACGGGTTGTTCTCCAACCCCGGGGGCGAAGGGGCGATCAAACTAGGATCGTAAACAGGGACAAGGCCGACAGTCGAACACGCTTGGACGATCAAGTCCCAAGCTGACATTTCTTTCGCGTCGGCAGGCGGCATTCGTGTGACGCCTTGTTGCGGAATACCTCCGGGTTCTGTATCGCCGCCCGAAGTCGTGTCTGCGCCATCATCAGCAAGAACACCGACTTCTCCTGGCGGTGTTCCCATATTTTCGTTACGGGATTTCGATACCTGGAGAACCCTATTCATAGTCGTCTTATCAAGCGACGGTTCTTCTTGGGGGTCAGCATTATAAAAAATAGCTTTTAGCTGATCTCCACCAAGACGCCCCGAAGTAGCCGGGCACTCCGCAAGTATACGGTTCACGTAAGCTGAAATCTTTTCGCCCTCTTTCTTCAGCTTAAACGTTTTACCGCGCGGGTCCAGCTTGGAATCGAAAAGAATACACTCCAACGACCGAGCACTTAACTCAACCGTAGAATCAGTATCATCGTGACTAGTACCCCAATCGTCTACGTAGCCACGGAATACAATATTTTTGCGCCCATCGAGTTTGAGAATCCACCGATTAGCATTTATAAAATCTTCGCTAGTAACAGTGCCGAGATACACTTCGACTAGGCATGAACGGATATTCTGACTCTCGAATGGCGCATCCTTGAACGGTATTGTAACTTTGAGTGTATCAACACTCCGATACGTATTAAGGTCGCATGAGAATTGCGTTGGTACAGTAAGAATACTAACGCTGTAAATATCGCCTTTAGACTCGTCATATCCACGAGCAGGCGGACCTTGCGACTCGGCCGCAGCAATCTGCGAACGGGTTTTCCCCAACTCCGTCTCAAGCTGACTCACAGCGAGCGTCGGGCCTTTGGATTGAGACGCCTGAACCCGTGCGCTGGCGAGTTCAGCCGTCTGAAACGTCTCCAACTTCCGAAGCTGTTTTAGTTGCTGCTCGAACGGAGTTTCTTCCGTGAGCAAACCGCCAGGAGGCGGGTTATCAATCTTGAATTCCTCAAGACGGATACTCAGACGGACAATCGCGGAAGGGCGATACATATGCCGAATATCGCCGGGCATACCTCAGCACCCATTCCGCAAGTCGCCTAGTGTTCCATCCTGCCGCCTTGGGATAATTATAGTCCTGGCTGGATTATCGGACGGTCCCGACGGCAAAGCGGGAACTTGGGAACCGACGATGCCGTTGTACTGCGCGATGATGAACCACAGATCTGGATCACCGTAATGCCGGTTCGCCAAATCGCGAAGGTCAGTTCCTGCTGGGGGGCGTTCTTCAGCAAGAATTTCCGGGAATAGCTGTCCATCGAGTTCGACTAGCGTATTGACTGCAACTTCTTTTTGTATAGTTGACAGTTTGAGGATATCCAGCTTTTGCGCTAGGTACTGAAGAAGGTCTTGAGCACTGTCCTTTAGCTCTTTTGTTAAGTCGTAGTCGTGCGTGAGTTCGCCCGGAATGTCAGTTATAGATTCCTCGAAATTCTGAAGCGACGAGCGCGCAGTCTTGCAAACTGCAATTCCTTGTTCGAGTACATAACGTGGAACACTCGCCAAAGCTGTAGTGGCTGAAGCTGCGCTATCAATTACGCCAATAAGATCAAGAGCGGCATTGATAGTTACATCGAATTGAATCTGAGTAGTTTGGGTGAAACCGTATACGCGCGCCATTACTCCATCGGTATAATTCGTAACTGCATCGCGTACTTCAGTCAAACCATTCGATACTGCCGTTAAGCCCTCACGCGGATTCTGAACGCCAGTTGCTGTAATAGGCGGAGCAACGGTATTGCCTCGGCCATTCCACTGAAACTCCATCTCCCAGGCCACGTCCTGGAATCGGTCCATCGGGAACTTCAACCTAGCCAGAATGCCGCGACGAACGAAAGAACCCCAAGTGACTTGAAGCTGGACACCCGAGCGCCGAATCAAGTCGAGATTTTCGGCTAGTGCAATGGCTTGGTCGTTACCTAAAAACTTGTCTTTCCAAATTCCCGTTATAGTAGTCGGTTCTTCAATTGGCCCCATTACTTGCTGAGTAGCTACCGTATTACCCGCGTAATAAGTTGTCTTTACACGTTGACGACCCTCGAAAGGAATCGGTCTATACGGTAACGACCGGCCCTCAAGTTGAATAACCCCGATACCTACTGCCGGTTGGAATACGCGACTTGATAAAGGCGCATCCAATACCTGGATGGACAGCGGCGGTACAAAGAACTCAGTAGCGAGGGCTGGCATTTATTATCCAAGAACCTCGATACCGGTAGCTTGTGTTCGAGTATGCGCTTCACTTTCAAGTGCATCTCGGAATTCGATAAATACATTGTCCGGATCAGCTTCTTTAAACTCCTGCCGAATCGTAATAGGTCCGGTAAAGTTGGCGATTGGACGCGGCTTACCGATTAGTCCCTTTTCTTCCGCAGACTTTTCCTCCTCCGTACGTCCAGCCATATCCAATTTTCCCCATACTTGCTGATACGCTTTGCCGAAAGAATCGCCCAGCAACGCGCCCTGCTCGCCAGGAGACAGACCTTTAACTCCCGCCCAACCTTTTACACCTAACTTCTCCGCCATCTCATTACGGGATTTCTGGTCTATATACGCCAATGATTTTGCAAAAACATCGGACATGCGTTTATCCGGGAGCAACGCCCCCATTTTATCTAGTGTCGCAACTAGTTCATCGGACTGCCCAAATAGCGTTTGCACACCCGCTTTTTGCAATACCGCTGCCGCCGATTGCACTTTTTCAAGTCGCGCATTCGAATCCATTACTTCATCAGCTACTGCAACAACAGTCGCAATAGCCACACCGACTATTGCAGTCGTACCAACAGACGTGGCTAACACACCCGCCGCTCCCTTTATACCGGCTCCGATACCGGGAGCCATACCGCCGGACAATCCTTGCGCTATACGAAGTTGAACAATGTAGTCTTTTATTCCAGAAATTAAACCATGCAGTTTTATACCAGCCACCGTTACGGCAATCAACTTCCAATGATCTGCAACAGTTTCAACGAGTGAAACAATACTTTTTACGGCTTCAAGTATTCGCTTGCCGTATACGTCAACTAGTTTCTCCCCCGGGCCAACCATAGCCTCTAACGACTTCCGCCATTCCTCCACCTTCTTTGCAATAAACTTAAACGTCGGCATACCGATATCGCGAAGCGTATCTTTAAAAAAGTCGGAAAGGCGAAATAGTGTCCCTTCCAAACTCTGACTCATAGCCTCAGCCGCGCCACCCATAGAAGACATTTTTTCCGATACAAGTTGCAATAACTTGTCCGGTGCCATCTTTTTCAAATCTTTCGCATTACCGACTGCGCTACGAAGCAAATTCGCAACCGGGTCTGTACCGCGTATTTGCCGAGTTTGTAGTAACCGGGTAACTGCCATTCCAACAGCCGTAGTTTCAGTATTAAGTACCTTAGCGGCACCCGCTGCTTTAATAGTAAACGCCGTTGCATCCTTCGCCGACATACCGTACTTACCCATCAATGGACCAGACAAAAACCTAAACGCACCGACCAATTCACCCATATCTATAGCAAGACGGGACTCGGCTTCTTCAAAAGCCGCAGTAGCAGTAGTAGCGTCAGTAACGCTCGCTTTATAGCGAGTCATTATATCAACGTTATCTTTCCAATTCCTGGACGCAATAAGCGCCCCAGTAAGTTGCTTCTGTAACTTACCGAGTTCTTTATTCGCTTCAAAGCTCGCACGAACAATGCCGTACAATCCCAACTGTAGGCCAAGATTACTCGCCGCGAAACTCAGCGCACTCCGGCCAGCCGCGACAATACTGGCGGACATACGCTTGGCCGAATTAACGACCATGTTCATCGCGTTCGCCGAACGAACGGCAGCCGCTTCCAGGCCGGAAGTATCGGCTGTGATCTTTATTTGCGTCTCGGAATCAGCCATCGCAGATCACTCCTCGATTCCTAAACCGCCTTGTGCATGTTCGTCAGCCAGGAGGCGCCCCAGAGCCTCGGCAAACTTGTAAAGGTCCGGCAAAGGCGAACTGAGAAGCCCAGGAAGCTGCTGGTGGCCGTAGCGCGCGAGATACGCAATGAGTTCCCACCGATTCTCATTCAGCTTTGCGGCTGACTCGGCTAGAGATCCACCCGCACCGACTCTAAAAAATTCGTGGTTTCATCTTCCGTCGGCAGATGGATCTGCCGAAAAGCGGCAATGACGAACTCTCGAATCTTCGGCGACATCTTACCAAGAGCCGTATCAACTTGGCCCGTGCCCCAATCGACTGCTTTGCCGTCGAGAGCAGCCAGGGAGAGTTTGACCTTCTCCCAAGGGTTATTCGACTTCACGACCAGCGTGTTTCCCATCAACTCCTGGTCCATCGTCAAAGCGACAAGGGTAATGGACTCCGGGTCCTCAGCGGAAGTACGCGCCTTTGGCGGAATCGTGAACGTATAACGCGGACCACGAACAGGAGTTGGAGCGGCAATAGACATGACGAAACCCTTCTGCTTGGAAACCCAAGCGGTTTATTCGGACTCAGGCTTGCAACGTGTACGTCTCAGCCTTGTACGTGAATGACATATCGATATACGCGTCACGTCCCGAGTTATTGATCGGAACCGGATCAACTTCGATATTCGGCACGATGATAATTGCCGTCTTGGCGGACGGAAACGTGTAACGAAAAACAAGTGTAATCTGTTCTTCAGTAGCCCGTCGCAGAATAGCCTTGTTTGCGATTAGCAACTGGAACTGGAAGGCTTCAGGATCTTCCGGATGAAACGAGAAGCTACCGCCGACTTCATCGAAGATGCTGTCTTGGCGCATCCGAGTCTCGCCAATATAGCCTTCGGTGATAATCCGTTGTCTCGTTTCAAACGAGCACGCTTTGATTGCAGTAATAGTCGTTAACGGAACACCACCTCGTGTAATACGAAGTTGATTGTCTCTACCTAGGATGCGTGATTTCTGTGCCATGTTTGTGGGTTCCTAGATTTAGGCCGCTTCGATTTCAACCGTCTCGCCAATTTGCGTCTCGAATACAATGGTATCGAGCGATGCGAGTAGACGTACTTTGACGATGATTGTAAAAATTCCAATCGCTACAAGCTGCGGCTGATTGCCATTGATCGCATCAATCGAGTAATCTTCGATTCGTTGCTTGCTACGAATACCCTCTGATTTCAGCGAAGATAGAAAAGAGTCACAATCGCCGACTAGCGAATCAACTCGCTCAATAGTCGCAGGCTCTTTGTTATACTTGGCAGAAATCTCAGCCAAAGTATCTTGAATCAAATCCGCCATACGTCGGCGTTTGATAGGAGCACGAGTCGGAAGAACTGCCGGGTTTACAGAAGTCACACCGGACTGAAACCACCAACCGACAGAACGGTCTTTACGCAAAGCCGCAACACCTTTTGCTTTGAGATTTACATAATCTTGCCGGACTAGCGGAAGCAACTGGAAAGCGAGTTCAAAGTTGTTAATCGCTTGGATGTATACGTTACGAGCACCGGGATTCTTTTCTTCCGGGAACTGGGAAAGCGTCGCTGCCATCCAACCATCAGGAGCTATGGTAACAAGTTTCCCAAGGTCGCTTGAGAAAACTTGATTATACGGGAAGGCAATAATCCTTCGATCTGCTGACTCAACACCATTACCCGGAAATTCTTCAATAGTACCTTCACCCGCATACGCGCCCGTTCCGTACAATCGGTTGAGTGTATCCGTAGTTGAAGTACCATCCCCAACAGCCCCCGTGCCCTGAGCCGGAAGAATGGTCGCGGGTCCACTCACGATTGCAATACGACCACGCCCTTCCGAAGAAGAATTGATCGCATTATTGACCAACGGATCTCGAATGATCTCCGATGTGTCGGCTGTAGTCGAAGGAGTGAGAATAGAACCCCGCCGTGCCGACCAAAGGACTGTAATGTCATTCGTCGGACCCGGAGCCGGAACAGTCGCGTTTATAGCGCCCGCATACTGCGATTCAATATGCGCCGTTAGTGAAGCGCCAATCGCCGCAGTTGTTCCAGGCGGTGCAAAGATAGCTGTTGCCGTAGCTGTAATAGTAACAGATGACGGAGCATCAGCACCTACTTGACCGATGATTGAACCCGACGTATTCGGAATCGCAGTATCAATAGCGGTATCCAGCGCGGCAGAAGCGAGTGTAAAATTCTTAACGAAGAATGCAGTAGCGCCAATCTGAAACGGGACTCCAGTAGCAGGCTCGTTATTATTGTTCGGGTCAGTAGATAGAATAAGTTGCCCCGTACTTCGGTCTTGAACTACTGCGAATGCTTCTGCGCCAGCCGTATTAACGGGTACGGGACTGATGCGAATACGACCGGCAAATCCCGTTGGTGGCGTTAGTACATCGAAAAACGTCCCCTTGGGAATAACTATATCCTGGCTCAAAACAACAATGCCGGTTTCAGTACCAATTGGAGCATCGGCAAATCGAGTACCTGCGGGAATTACAATCTCTTTCCCGGTCATAGCAGTAGCTGACAATGGGTCCGTATCGGCTGTATTGATGTAAACCGTGAAGTTTACATACGCGCGTGACGCTCCAACTGTATCAGTAACAGCCATATCAGTATAGACACGCTGAAGTGCAAGACGCAGAAACTGTTTACCCGATAGGGCAATAGCCCCGTTGCCTTCATACCGAGCGCCACTCCCATCCTGCGTCATGTCTATCTTCTGCGAGAGAAGATTGCTCACGCCGCCGAATAGCTGAATGAGATTCGCCGTCGAGGTTACCTCAGTAGTGAAAAACGGCCCTTTCAAGAACTCGCCAATCATGCAGGCGATACCGCCTGAGATACCAACTGGAATAGAAGGGCCAGTTTTATCCACAAGAACAATTTGCTCAAGTGAAACAAGCTGGTTAAGCGGTGGAGTTTCAGTTGTTCGGAGTACAAAAGGCATTGGATTCTCCTTAGCAGTCTACAATAACGCCAGTATTTGGATCATTTACGATGACCCTAACGGTAGGAGACATCGGACGCACAGGAGCTACCTTCACTTGTGGCGCTACGCCATTGATTGTAAAAATCACTTCTCGATGTTCACGCATAGCCCTGTCCTCATCGTCTAACACGCGGGCGGATTTTAACGCAAACTCCGCGCAGATACCCCAATATTCCGGCATAGGCAAAACAATTCCGTACCGCGCACCTTCTACAGGGTCGGAAGTTACCTCGTCCGCAACCCACGCAACCTCGAATCCCTGAACGATTACCGACCTTTCAGCATCGCTCGCTGCTCGAATTAAAATCTCGAAATCCAGGGAGATATCCGCCAGCTTGTAAAGCCCCCAACCTCGTTGACCTCTAGGTTCCCACGTATCTTCCATCAGAGTCGGGGTCAATCTCGCGGCGTCGTAAAGCCAGGGACCGGGCAAGACAACAGCAGCGGGCGGGATGAACCTGTCTCCGGCACTCGGCCAAGCCTCGAAAACTTCCGCGAGTTGTACCGAGTGCCCATATGGATCTCGAAACATCATGCGCTGAAGTTTCTTGACTACCGCACGAGCCATCGCCGCCCGCGCATCCAATGTTTGACTGCGGCTATACGCCGACAAATCTATAATCGGGGGCGCAACGGTAGTCATGTTGCCCGAATCACACCTTCAACTGCTGCTTTTACAACAACCTTCAAGCGGTTAAATGCCTTCTCCAAAATTCGCATCGGCTGATTCGGAGGACGCGGCCAACCATGTTTCTTCATCGACAGGGCGATGGCAAAAGCAATGCTCCGTGCTGAGGGCGGCTTAGGTGGCGTGCGCTGCTTAGATGCCCTAGCTACCTTTTTCGCTGCCCTGTAAGCCGCCTGGACATTCCTGGCGATGCCCTTGCGACGAACCCAAGACTCCAACGGATCGACCGGCGGCATCGTACCTGGTCGTCGGCCCTTTTCGATAACTCCGGCATAGACAGTCGGGTTGTAGACACGAACGCCGTCAGGAATATTCTGGACAAGCCATTGACGTCGGTACGTCCCTCGATCTACAGGAGGACGCGGGCGAGCAATAGCAATTTCCTCTTGTATATACCGAGGCACGTAAAGCTGAACGGCTGTCTGAATAGCGGGCACAATGCGGGCAGACTTCGCCCGAATAAGCTGGTCAATCGGGATACCGAGTTCCCGCACCGATATAGTAAACATCAAAACGTATGCCTTGGAATAGTAACGCCTTCAACTCGACTGGTATCGTAGTCCTGTTTGATTAACAGGACCGACCATTGAAAGCCGTCACGACTCAAACTCGGCACAGCTTGCGGCTGATACCGTCGGCGGATAGGAACTGGAATGGTCGCCCGTATTTCTACAACTTCCCAGTAAAACTCCGAGTTTGATTTATTGGTACGAAGTAAACCAGGAATTTGTTGGTCGAAATTCCGACCCATCAAATCATCTTCGCTATACTTCGGACTAATCTGGTCGATTGAAAGACTACCTTCTTCAGTCAATCCCGTAGAACGCAGAATCTCCGGGGTTGCACCAAGGTCTACTACACGCGGAGTCGGAAGTATTTCAATGCGATATACATCGGGAATTCCGATTCCCCTACGCTCGCCAGACCAAAGCGTATGAACCAAAGACACCCGGTAGGGCCGAATACCGAACCGAGTATTCAGTTGCCGAATGCTGTCTACAACGGGAACGAGCGCTACGGCTAAAGACCTTGGGGCCTCGAATGGCCGAAGTTGCCGAACCTTCCCTGTTACCTCCGGCATCTCAGCCGCAGGCAATGAAGCCGTGCGTGTCGGAAGGGGCGGCCTAGACATTTTTTATACTGGAGACTGGTGCCTTATTTAGGAACTTGCCGAACAAGTATATCGGCATAGTAATCCAGACCCGCAGGAGCACCCGCCGTAATAAACGTCACGCCAAGTACGTCACCTGCGGAGTATAACGCGAATGGATCATTGTTATATAGCGTACCGCCTTGCCCCGATGTTACAACCAGAGCATCACCAACCAATGTAGCGTTCTTTGTAAAACGCGCCGTTACAGTCCCCGAAGTAATCGCTGCCGATGAACGAACAGAGATTCCTACAATCCCGCCAGCTAGAACCGGAAGTGCTCCTATTGGAGCATCGGTATCGGTAGATGCGGCGGCATACTTGGCGATAACGGTAGCTGTAGCCGCTTGGTTATCAGACCGGAACGGCCCAAGCTGAAATGTACGGGAAACGATATTTTCAATAGCCGGGGCGTCGAACGGAGCTTCGCGTACACCAGAACTATCTCGGAGTTTAACATTTTCAATTTTTACGTTGCTCATGATGGGGACCAACGAATAAAGAGAGAAGCATAAAACTCAGTCGTTGCAGCAGGAACCATAGCTACCGTAGACAGATTTATGCCGATAAGATCGCCAGCAATAAACGGCACTTGATTATCCAAAGACAATACCTTGAATCCCGTCGTACCCGAAGTCATTGTCAAGTTATCGGGACCGGCAGCTACTCCCGCGCCAACTTGAACACCATTTTTGGTTATACGAAGTGAAGCTACTCCCGCTGTAATAGCCGCATTCGTCCTAGCTGCAATCACCATAATAGTTCCTGCCCGACCCGCCATGAACCCTAAAGGCGATGACGCGGTTGGAACCATGAGAAACAGCGGCGTGAATGCTTGCGTTCCCGGAACGTCGTCTTGACGAAACGTCGGCGTAGTATCGTTTCTAGCTACAATGGTTTCAATCGCTGGAGAGTTTGTGAATGATTCTACAAAAACATCCGGTAAGCCACCGGCAGACCTGCTTATACGTGCTCGAACATTCATTATGCCATTTCCCTTCTACGAAACGGGATTCCAACGGACTGCTGTGATTGGCAAATACCCAGCACTCGTAACGACAGTAATTCCGAGTAAATCACCAGCTACAAACGAGACAAACGCGGAATCCGCGAAATCAGTTACGCGCTTCTGGGCAGTCGCAGACAAAACTGACGAGTCCGCTGCCACGCCGGTTCCCTGAACAACAGTATTCTTACTCGGGCGAAAGGTCGCTGTCCCGCCAGTAATTACTGCATTCGATTGTGCAGCAACACCAACAATAGTACCGGACCGTGGAACCGCCGTTCCGGCAGAAGCATTCGCATCGACTGCCCCGAATGACAACGCTACTGTAGCCGATGCGGCTACGTTATCTACACGATACGGACCGATTGATTCAAATCGTGCGTTATAAGATTCTGTAGCAGGTTCGTTGGTAATACGCTCGCGCTGCGGTGTTGGTGAGCCACCTGCGAGTGTCCGAACATCCTCAACTAATGCATTGAAAGCCATTTTTATATCCCCTTACGTCAAAGCTGGAGACCATCGAACCATCAAGTACGATTGGTGGTCAGCCGTAATCGGTAAATACGCGGCACTCGTAGTGAGTTGGATACCTAGAAGATCGCCAGCGACAAACGATATGAAACTTGTTGACACCAACTCAGTAACTTTCTTCTGGACGCCGAGAGCCAGAATTACCGAATCAGCGGCAGCACCCGTTCCCTGAACAACAGCATTCTTACTCGCTCGAAATGTCGCTGTTCCGGCAGTAAGCGCCGCATTAGAAGATGCGCAAATTCCTACTATAGTCCCCGACCTTGGCGCAATTTGCGAAGTCGGTGCTACAGCATCCGTAGCGGCAAGCGTCTGCGCCGTCAGTGCTTGGGTTGCAGGCGGGTTGTCTTGACGAAACGGGCCTAGCTGTTCATATCGAGCATTGATTGACTCGACAGACTGAGCATCCATTGCACGTTCACGAAACCCGGTTGCATTTACCGGATGGATATCTTCAACAAGAACATTGTTAGCCATTTAACTCAGGCTCCTTTTTACTGGATAACTTGCATATTCATGGACAGTCCACTACCGGCCCGGAACCGTTCGCTGTAGATATTCAGCGGAATACCAAGGTCATCAGCTAGGCGTTTCGCCCAGCGGGCGTACTCGCCCTCAATCATATCGGTTTCATTGTCTCGCAACTCTATCTCGCCAAGACGCTTCGCCGCAAAGCGAGTCGTGGCTTCTACAAGCAGATTCTCAAGATTATCGAGAATCGCAATGTAGTTCCGAATCTGCCCAACACCCGCTTCGGGAACATGGTTCATCGCATGTTCCAACAGAAACTGAGTCTGCGATGCCCGTGGATATCCAAGCTGAATCGCAGCGGCGGGTTCGGTAATCAGATACCCAGTATGATGCCGGATACGATTTTTTTCATCCTCGGTGATTACAGCGGACATCTATACCGCCTTTGGCATTACCACGACTGAGTTTGGATAACGCGAACTTCAGTCTTGGTCCCAGGCGGAACTTCCGCCAACGGGACACCGAGTTCTTTCAGCATCACGATATCGTACCCGACACTGGAAATGACCTTGCCCTCTTTCAAGAGATACGGAGCCGCGCCACGAGGGACGCGGCAGGTCTGCTCGACACGATAGAACTGCTCGTGGGGCACCTTAGAAGCAAGAGAAGCAACGGGAACCTTCGCACTCACGGGAACAACGGGAACAACGGGAACAACGGCAGCGGGCTTGAGAGTGCTTGGGTTCGACATTCGATTCTCCTAGAAAAATCAGAAAGAGGCGGTGTCGGAAGTGGCTTGTCAGCCGAAGCGTCAAAGCCCCAAAAGATAACCCGCTTTGGTCGGGAGTGGAACCGTCCTGCCTCAATCAGCCTCAAGACATCGAAGGGTGGGTCCGAAAACCGTCTTGTCCATCAAGAGGAAACGAGGAAAAGCACAAAGGCTAATCCTACAGCCTTAAATCTAGGCTTACGCGTTTCGGTTGTCAAGCACGGCCAAAAGCAAAAACCCTTCCGGTTATTAGCCGAAAGGGTTTTTGCCTTCTCCAGACGCCCAGAAATTTATTCGCCGTGTACGATAACGACGGCGCGCTTGAAAGTCGCCGGTCCCGACGATGAAGTCTCATCAGTGGGGACTGGCCAGTCTCCGCTGAAGCTCCAAGCTGCACTTGTTTGCTGTTGGAGGCGGTCCATTGGAGCGCGCAGAATCAAACGAATACGTTCGGTCATAACCGATACGCCGCCGTTTACAACTGCGAACTCACCAATCTTGCCTTGTACACCAGCATCCGAAATGTACCGGGACTCATCCAAGTACTTTTCTTCAACCGCACCTTGGCCAGTAATAATCGGGCGGTGAATCGGGATAAGCAACGGGTTAGTCAACTCGAACCCGGTCGTAAAGCCCGTTACTGGATTGTCATCTACCGTTGCCGAAGTCGGCGCTTCCGAGTTTCGGTAGAACGTTACACCGAGTAGGAAGCCAACCGCAAACCGACGGTAGTGCATGTAATCGGGAATCGACTGATTCAGCCGTTGGAATTCGTTATCGCCGAAAATCTGCGATTCCGAAATAGGATCAAGGTGGCAGTGATAGCTCCCGTCCTCATGCGGCGGAACGTTATCGAATCGCAACTGCGCAACCGATGCACGAATATCCGCCAAGGTAAGTTGGTCAGTTGCCGACACATCATCAACACGAGTGCCGCCACCCGAGTAAACAATACGCGAACGGTTGACAGCAAGAACGGCTTCGCGGCCAGTAAGAGCAACACCAGTCGTCGCATCGAGAGTCAACGTCCCGCTGTGAATCTGGTCACCAGCGAAGGTCGGAGTAAAGCCGACGACGTTACGAGTACCAGTAACGCCAGTGATCGTAATCGTCAGCGGGTTAGCAGCCGAGACGGGAGTGGGGCGACCGTTAAACAACTTCGTTGTAAAACCGTCAAGATTGACAACTGGAACCGAAGTACCAGAAGCAACACCACCAGCCGTGACAACTGTATTGCCCGCGACATACGCATTAAACAGCTTATCACGAACAACACGATTCAGCGATTGGCCGGAGTGCAAACCAAGCTGATGCATATTGCGAAGGTACTGCGATGCCAGCGTCACGTAACTCGTCGGCATATGCGTATCAATGGTATCCGCCCACTGTTGGGCAGTAGCTTCCCATTGTTCGATTGCATATTGCTTCGGCGTCGGATCTACACCCGGCGACAAAGGTCGCGTGGTCGGAGCGATCAACCCCGTGCGCGTAAACGTCGAGTTTGCACCCAAGTTTACGGGCCAGAGTTCAGCGATTGCCTCCAACCGATAGAGCAGCCTTGGATATAGCGCGTCACGAAACACACGCTGAAGCGTGCGATCTTGAATCGCTGCCACAACCGAAGGATTGAACCCCGTGTACGTAACAGTGGAATCGGGAAAGTTTGCTGTAGCCATCGCGGAATGCTCCTATTTGAGAGCGGGTGATTGTTAGGGACTGCTATTTATTTAACCGCTTATCGGTCTGAATGCAACCGTCCCCAGGCAAGCACCCGCTCAAGACATGCCAGGAACGTAACCATACTTTGATCGCATATGTCGATTGAAATCCTGCCCGCTCAAATTTTCAACGCTAGCATCTTTGCTCGTTGCCGATGTTGGCGTTACCGGAGTCGGTTTCGTTTCTCCCGGCTGGCTCGATTCCAATGGAGCCGTTACAGCCGGAACGGCTACAGGAGGTGCTTCTGCCACAACCGGGCTACTCGGTACGGAAGCCAAAAAGAGATACGAGTGAGTGCCCTTTAGCCCGCCGAAAAATGCCGTGGGGTCCGTAGTCTGACCGGCCGCTGCGGCACGGGCAAACAAGTGAATTGCGTAATCTACATCCGTTACACCCGCACCCTTCGCCATGAACTTCAACTCGGCTTCAGTTTGTTTATCCCGAAGGCGAGTAACGTCTTTTTTATGCTTGGCTTCAAGGTCCGCAACAGTCCGTTTTTGCTTGTCTACTTCGGCTTGCAACTTCACTTTATCTTGCTGAAGTTTTACAAGAACATCATTCGCTACCCCAGTTGATGTAGCTTGCGGACTATCGGTCTTTTTTACAATGGCTTCGGCTTCCTCAATCGTAATACCTAGACGCCGCTTTACTTCAGCAGCAGCTTCACGCTGTAGTCGCTGTTTGAAAGCAGCTTGCGGAATTCGGATTTCGGGTCCCCGCTTCCCATTCTGTTTCCCATTCGACTTCGCCTGATTCCCATTAGGTTTCGCATCGGCAGTAGCCGATGTAATAACCGGGGGATTAGGTGTCGTTGATGGTTCCACTTGATCACTCATTTTTCAATCTCCTACGCACCGATTAAACCGCTCGGCGGAAAGCGTGGGTGGAGAACCCGTTTTCCCGAATCGAAACTTTACGGCGTCGAAGTCCCTGGAATCCCTGCCCCGCCGTCGCTCTCAAGCGAACCAGCCAACGCCGATGCTTTATTCAACGTCGAAGAATACAGGATGGACATAGCCGTAACTACATCGGCAGCCGCGAATAGAAGTTGCGATTGGCCGGGACGCCAAACGACTTCACCCGTTGCGGGGACAATCGCATCTTCGCCAGAAATCGGACCGATACGCAGCGTCTTAATGCCAGCAACCGTAGCGGTCGTAGCATCAACTTGGAATACCGCAGTCGGAACGGCAGTCAATGCCGCTGATACGTTGGCGGTAACCGCAACGGCAGTCTGCGTATACGTCGCCGAATCAATAAGCAGAGTCAGAAGCTCACCGAGCTTCGACTTGCGAAAGTCATCATTCAAGATGTTGTTGCTGCAAACATTCAAGTCTTCGCGGATCGTGGACATGGCAGTCTCCTTCTAGTTGGTGTCTCCGGCGATAATGTATTCTACATCGGCAGTACCGATGAGACGGATCGCAGTTAATTCAGAACCAGAAAACGGAAGGTGCATCAGAGTAATATCCGATGCGGGAAACAGTTGGGCCGCGCCGACTGGCGAATCAACATTCACCGTCATTGTACCGCCGCGTACACGCATCCCGAATACCCTAACACGGACGATTGTTTCAAGTGGAATAACATACGGAGACATCGTTGTAGCTCCGATAATACCAACGCGCGCACCCTTACTCGCCCCATACGTCCCAAGAAAACTGGTATTCAGAATCTCCAGCAGCGACGGGATTCCCGACGATGACGCTGCTGGCGATCCTTGAATCGCCCCGTTATGGGCAATGGTAGCGGGAAAGGCCACGGCTTACTTACTTGCCAACTGCCTTCAAATTCGCGGCCGCAAGCGGCGTCTCCCGCACGGGATTTAGAGTCGTCCCGTACAAGTCTGCCTCGGACATTGCCGGGGCATCAGGCGTCGCTTCCGGCTTACCGTGCTTGGAGTCATAAGCGTCGATTGGGTCAAAAGCTGTATCGGGCATTGGAATCCTCCTAGTAGGATTTAAGAGCGGTAAGCGGGTTGTACTGAGCAGGTGCCTTGTTACCAGCCTCGGACAAGTTGGTTGGTTTGGCCGTGTCTACATACGTCGAACAGCCGTGAGCCTTGTCGTAAACTTCCGTCTCGTCATAGACAGGCGTACCAGTAACAGACGCAAGGTGTGCCATGATTCTAGTCTTTCACAAGAGGTAGAAAAGAATCAAGCAACAACATCTTCGGCAACTTCTTCTTCGTCGCCCTCATCGCCCATTTCTTCATCGGCGGTAGCTGCGAGTTCCTCGCCTTTGACTTTCAGTGCCTCTGCGAATTCTCGCAGGTCCGAAAGTTTCTGCTCCAGGTCGCCCTTATCCTCAACACCGGCAAGAGTCTTTTCGACCCCATCGGCAATGGCAAGAAGATTTTCGCCGTGCTCCTGGAGCGGGATTGGAAGTTCTTCTTCCATACCGCCCTCGACTTCTTCCTCAATGGCGGGCTCAACAACATCGCCACCAGTTCCGGCGGTATTGTTCGCCCAATCTTTGATCGCTTGCGGGTCCATATTTTCAGCCTTTCAAGTTCGTAGCAGGAAGCGGCTCGTGGTCCGGCGGATTGACCGGGTTAACGGCATAGTTCGGGAACGTTCCTTGCTTTGATACACCGACCGGAGTTCCAGCAATCGAGTCATAACCGGACTCCGCAGTCGGGTCTAGCGTATCTACTTGTTCGGCAATTTGTCGTGGACTCGGCATGTTATCGCCCTCCGGTAAGATTTTTGAACGGCGTCTTGTTGCGGACTGGATCACCGCTATCGGTCGGGTCATCGTCGATACCACCGTTGGCAATACGATTCGCCTTCAGCACTTCGCTGCCCCGGCCTAGGCCAAAGAGCAACGTGTTTTCGTCCTCGCCGGTCTTGTTCTCATACTCGGCGTCCTCCATCGGAGGATTGGAAAAGGATGACGGCATGGGCTAGAGCGTGCCTCGGTAAAGCCGCCGTGTCAATCACAACTCTTTACAGCGGTTCGGTCAGGGACGTGTCAACCCAACCAGGTCGCCACGGAATCACAACCTCTCTATCGTTTGGGCGGTTAGGTGGTTGCATATACCGGATGACTTCTCCAGTTGGGATACCCTTTGAATTCTTAACTTCCCATACAAACGGATCGTTTATAGGAACGGACTGGCCGTGTAGCTCTTTCGAGTCCTCGCCCGTGCGGTCGTCAAACGTCGCGATTAGCTTCTTCTGCATATCTGGCATATCGCGAGTGACCAACTCTTTCATGGTCTCCTGCTTCGTCACCCCAAACGCATACGCCATTTCAGTTCGCACAATTCGCTCGGCCCGCCAGCGTTGTTCCTCGAAAACACCGTCAACAGCCGCGACTCTATCAACAGCTTTGTCCACAGTCTCGCCTGTCAATATAGCTTTCGCGAGTTCCATACGTACAGCTTTGACAACCGGCACGGTGTAGAACTTCTGTGACTTCTTATACCGATTGAGAAGCGACGGATGCGACTTGTTGTATATGCCAGTCAACACAGCAGCTTGCTCAACTTGAAGAACAGGCGTGTGGCCGGAGTAGCGTTTTTCGAGCGCCTTTACTTCAGCCAATAGTTGCTTTTGGCTGAGGGTCCCGACCAAGCGGCCATTGCTCTTAAGTTGGCCAGACATACCGATTGCCAGGTCTTTAATTGCTGCAATCGTCTGAAGCAATACAACGCGCGAATGATACGCTGTAAACGTCTTGCCCTTGCCCTGTTTCTTCAAATTGGCGAGACGTTGTTCTAACTCGGCCCGCGTCGTTTCATACAGCTTGCGGAGTTGCGCTACACCCTTCCGGTTTACCAGGCCACGGACTTTGGCCTGGTGGCTTTTAATAAGCGCATTAATACCGCTCAAGCTGGAAGTTCCTTCGGCTTCTCACCATCCTCCAAAGCCCGCTCACGGTCATGAACCATATTGTGATGGCGCAGGCACAGAACGTGAATACCATCTTCGGTATCTTGCTTGCCCTTGGCTGCTTGCTCTTTCAGCCATTTAGTAGCTTCTACATCGTCGGCAATCTCAAGTGGATGACCGCCAATATGATCTAGGTCTAAATCCTCTTGCGGTGTACTGCAACCCGGAACCTGGCAAGTGAACTTGTCCCGCTGAAATACACGCAACGCTAGATCGGGTTCGAGTCCGCCTTTGCCGCCATTCGCAAGCGTTGCTCCCGCACGTTTAGCTCCTTCTACGATTTTCTTCCTGATTCCGGATTCCTGAACGGCGAGTCTACGTTTTTGACTCATCGAGTACATATACCGAGACGCCCAATTAGGTCCGAATTTATACGGCATTACTTCCTCAAGTCCGCCGTAACGCGAACTGGTTGATGTACTGAAGATGTAAACGACATTGGTGAATCTGGTGAAATACCCACGCCAGCCGTTGACAATTCACGAATACTACTCGGGCTCATTTGCCCTCGCATTGCATCGTAACCGGATGTATTGGGAATCATCTCGGGCAAGTTACTCAATAAATCCGCATATGGATCTACGTTGCCAGGTTTTACCAACAAACACGTTTCGGGCGACGGGCCTCCCGTGAATGGAAGAATCCTTGCGCCCGAATCAGGCGGGGCCAAAGGCGGCTGAGGAGTCGGGGCTGAGAACCCGCCTGGCTGCGTCTGCGGGGGCCAAGGGGCCGGGATAGACGTAACCGGGGCTTGGCCAACCAGGGAAACTAAAACCCAACCAGCGGAAGGATGCGGCGTCCAGGCGTAGCCTGCCGGTGCCGCTCCGGGTGGACCCGCCACGGGTGCGACGGAAACCGAAGTTGCTTGAGGAGCCGGTGGCGGACCCTTGCTAACTTTACGCTGAGCCCATTGCGCCCAGAAAGTATCGCCCATATCAAATATGCTCCTGGTATATGCGCCGCCACTCAGGCTTTTCGGCCTTGTCGTCGATGTAAAAATCGCCAAACGGTTTGCCCGGCGCTTGCCAAACATCGTCGAACAACTCCCACAACCCGCTGGCTTTCAAAGCAACTCGCATATCGGCAAACATTCCCCAGGTTGTAAATACACGTTCGGGCACTTCGCCATACGAATAGAACCGCTGCACTTCATCTGGG